GGCAAAAATCATTCTTGCAGCGTCTTTCTCCAGCGTGCTTCTTGAGCCGCTCGGCTGTCTGCCATTCTTCGTGCACCTCTGGGGCGTTGACTCCGGCACCGGTAAGACCGTCGCTTTGATGGTGGCTGCAAGCGTTTGGGGCGATCCGGCTATCGGCAACTACGTCAAGACCTTTGACGGCACCGTCGTCGGCCTTGAAAAGACTGCGGCGTTTCTCAATGAGCTGCCGCTGTGCCTCGACGAGCTGCAGCTTGCCAAGGACAGCAAAGGCCGCACGAATTTTGATGTCTACAAGCTTGCACAGGGCGTTGGACGAACCCGCGGCAACCGTGCCGGTGGCGTCGATCTGACACCGACCTGGCATAACTGTATTCTCACAACGGGAGAAAGCCCGCTGACCGGACAAGCCTCCGGCGCCGGTGCGGTCAACCGTGTTATTGACATTGAATGCAAAGCGTCTCAGGCTGTTATAAAGGACGGTATGCATGTCTCCGGTATGGTCAAGCGCAACTATGGCTATGCCGGCAAACGGTTCGTGGAGGAGCTCTATAAGCCAGGCGTGATCGATCAGATCGCACCGCGGTATCAAGAGCTGTTCCGGGATCTGAGCGATCGAGACACGACTGAGAAACAGGCTATGGCGGCCGCAGCGATCGTCCTCGCGGACGAATTGGCGTGCCAGTGGATCTTCGCCGGCGCGCAGAAGCCGATCACCGTGGAAGAGATCTCCGAGTTTCTCGCGTCCAAGGCGGCAGTGTCAGCCGGTGACCGCGCTTATAAATACCTCTGCGGATGGGTAGCGCAGAACAGCAATCACATGGTCGGCCGCTCGGAAACAATCGACGTTTACGGAAGTATCGAGGACGGAAAGGCATATATCATCCGGCCGATCTTTGAACGTGCTCTCTCTGATGCAGGATATTCGACCGCTGCCACGCTGTCTCACTTGAAGGAAGCTGGACTGATCGAAACGCGCGGCCGTGCTATGACCAAATGCAAACGCATCAACGGTGTACAGACGGAGTGCATCTGTCTGACACTACCTCTCCTTTCCGAAGATGAAGAGGAGAGCGGCGAGGAACTGCCGCTGTAAATGCGGAAAAGTGCGGAGCTGCGCGGTACATCTGTTACGCGCCCGCAAGCCCTTGTGTCGCAAGTCTTTGACGGCATTTTTCAGAGGGGCGCGGAACTGAGGAACACGATATACACCCCTATAGGAAAAGTTTGTGCGAGTGTGGGAATTAACGGAAATTTAACGTACACGCAAAAGGCGAGGAAATTTTCACATTTTATGTTCCGCAGTTCCGCACATACCCGCAAACCCTTATGCCGCAAGGCTTTGACGTGCGGAACAAGTTTTCCGCGATGCTCCGCAGTTACGCACAAAAGGAGCAAAAAATGAAATTACGAGACTATCAAATCGACTGCATCGACACGATCGAAGCGCAGCCACCGGGCGCGTACCTTGCTCAGATGGCGACAGGGCTCGGCAAGACGGTAACCTTTGCAAACCTCCCGCGGCACGGGAAGCGTATGCTGATTCTCTCTCACCGTGAGGAGCTGGTAGAGCAGCCGCGCAAATACTTCGATTGTTCCTTCGGCGTCGAGCGTGCAGCACTCCGAAGCTACGATGAGGAGGTCGTCAGCGCGTCGGTTCAGTCCCTTGTGCGCCGTCTGCACCGCTTCCAGCCAGATGAATTTGGCTTAATTATCTGCGACGAGGCACACCACGCCGCAGCAAATACTTACCGGAAGATCTTCGACCACTTCACACCGGACAAGCTCATCGGTTTTACTGCGACGCCGAACCGCGGCGATAAGGTTCGTCTGGATACAGTGTTCTCCAAGATCATCTTCCAGAGAGATCTTCGCTGGGGCATTGAGCACGGATATCTCTGCGACATCTTCTGCCGGCGTGTCAACATCGGCTATGACCTGAGCCAAGTCCACACACAGCGGGGGGACTATGCGCCTGGTGAGCTGGATGAAGCAATGGAAGGCACGGCTGACGCAATCGCGCAGGCATACCGAGAGCTGGCCACCGGTGCAACACTGATCTTCGCTGTCAGTGTCCACCATGCCGAAGAGATTGCAAAGCGGATTCCTGGCGCTGTAGTAGTCACTGGCGAGACCAAGGATCGTGCTGCCATTATCAAGGCGTTTACCGCTGGTGAGATTCCTTGCATCGTAAACTGCATGGTTTTCACAGAGGGCACCGATATTCCCCGCGTGGAGACGGTTATCATCGCCCGTCCTACACAATCTGAATCGCTCTATGCGCAGATGGTCGGGCGCGGGCTGCGGCTATATCCAGGAAAAGAAAAGCTCAATCTGATCGACTGTGTTGGCATTACGGGCCGCTCATCGCTTTGCACAGCGCCTTCGCTGCTCGGGCTGGATATGTCTAACGTACCGGTACGCAAAGCCAACGAAGTTGTGGGCGACATTTTTGACCTGCCGGCAAAGATTGAAGCTGCCAGCGATGCGCCGGAGAGCTGGATTCGCAATATCGAGATTGTTGATCTCTGGGCGAAAGGACAGAAATACAACACCCATGACATTAACTTCTTCAAAATGCCGGATGGTTCACTTGTGTGTTCGCTGAAAGATAAACAGAAAATCACCATTCCCTGCCCAGACGCTCTCGGCATGGTCTGCATGCCGGATGGCACCCGCTGCAAAATGCAGGAAGCTCTCGATCTCGCGTATTGCCAGCTGATTCGAGATCATCTGGACTGTCGACATTTGTGGGATCTTCAAATCGTCAAAAAGTGGGGGCGCATGCCAGCAACCGAACGTCAGTTGGCACTTATCCGCAAGCGATGCCAGGGCTACGACCCAGCGGGGTTGAGCAAAGGCGATGCCAGTCAAATCATTAACCGTCTATTCAACGAGCCAAAGAAAAGGGGGATGCGCTTATGAAGCTGTATGTAACAAAAGCAGAGGACCGAGATCTGATGGTCATGATTCTTGCCAGAAATGGTTATACCGTCCGCCAGGGCAAGGAGAAAAAACCTGAAACCAAGCAGACGGTCGCTTTTGTGGAGGTAATTGAGAATGGCAAGTGAATCCAGCCATCAGCAGGCGGTGATTAAATGGTCACAGCAGTCGTCTGTGCGTGAGCGGTATCCGGAGTTGGCTCTGCTGCACCACATCAAGAACGAGACGAAAGAGGGCGCTGCGCAGGTCGCTGTGGATAAGGCGATGGGCGTCAAAAAGGGTGTGCCGGATATGCACCTGCCTGTCGCCCGCGGCGGCTATCACAGCCTCTACATCGAGATGAAGAATGAAACCGGCCGCGCAAACGATGCGCAGAACTGGTGGCTCGAACGCCTGAAGCTGGAGGGTAATTATACCGTGGTCTGCCACGGTTGGCAGTCTGCGGTGAACATCCTCACATGGTATCTCGGACTGGGTGAATACCATGCCTGAGTTTGCCCTGCCTTATGAGCAGGCTGCCATGCATAACGAAGGAATGCCGGCGGGTTTGAGTATCTATGACCAGGCAGCCTATCAGGCCCTCCGGCACCTATACCGCTCGTACCGCATGAAAATCATCGACCGCGCTCAGGCTGCGCATGAAAAGAAGATGATCGTCAAAGCTCGCAACGAGGCTGTCGCTGTTGCTGCATTTGAGCAGAGATGCGCATTTAACCGCGCCGAGACGATTCGACTCACTGAAGCAGCTAAAGCCGCCTGCAGAAAAGATCCCTCTGTTGAAAATGTTATCCGGCTGGTCAATGTACTTGACGGCCTTGAAAGGAGACCTCCCAATGAAGGAAGCGGATATCAATAAAACCGCAATCATCTCCAGACTTAAAGCGTACCGTGAACGCAACGGCGCCAGAGCCTATCGTATCGTGGCTCACTATGTCGGCTCAAAACGCATCTCTGATGACGTGCTTCGTGCCATTGTCAGCAACGCCTACCGTATTTCCGATGAAGCGTGGATGCGCATTGATGCGACGCTTGATGACCTTGAAAAGAAGGAGGCAATGAAGCATGAAAAATAAGCTGGTTGATTTGAATAATCATCTCTTTGCGGAACTGGAACGCCTGAGCGACGAAGATCTGCAAGGTGACGAGCTGACGGCAGAAATCGACCGTGCGAAAGCCATTACGGGCGTTGCGTCTCAAATCATTGCGAACGGCACGCTTGCCCTGAAGGCAAGGGTCATCGCCGATAATAGCTTGTCCGCAGATTTCACCGTGCCTGCGATGCTGGAGGATTGATCCATGCCGAAACGCATCTATCCGCTGGAGCTGCACACTTTCATCACCGAGCACGCTGCTGGCACGACAAACAAGAAGCTCGCAGATCTTATCAACGCACGGTTCGGTGATGGCTATATGACCGAGTCGCAAGTCAAGGCATACCGGAAGAACCATCATCTTCCAAGTGGTTTGCCGAAGGGCCGAGCGACATACTTTTCCAGAATATTTCCTGAACCGGTGGTTCGGTACATCATGGACAACTATGTTGGCACTGGTCCTACTGAAATGGCAGGTAAACTGAATGCAGCATTTGAAACGAACTATACCGTCGCTCAAATCAACGGGTATTACAGCAATCATCATCTCAACTGCGGCATTACCGGCCGTTTTGAAAAAGGACACGTCCCCGCCAACAAAGGTAAGCATCCGCCGACGGTAGGCCGTATGGCAGAAACCCAATTTATGAAAGGCAATTTGCCTCACAATACTAAGCCTATCGGTTATGAGCGAATCAGTAAAGATGGTTATGTTGAGGTAAAGGTCAAGATGCGGCCGAGCAGCCCATATTGCAACGATAACTTCATTCCGAAGCACCGTCTGCTCTGGGAGGCTGAGAATGGCCCCGTTCCAAAGGGCCACAAACTGATTTTTGCGGATGGAGATAAGACTAATATCTCGTTGGATAACCTGTTGCTCATCACTGATGCTCAGATGGCACGGCTGAACAAGAGTGGATTTGTAAAGGTAGATAAGGATCTGACCGTTGCAAGCCTACTTGTCTGTGATGTGATCAGCAAGACAGCACGACGGAAAGAAGAAATGACGAGAGGAAAAAAGCATGAAAAAAACTGTTGAAGTAACCTATTGTGATCGCTGCAGCACGGCGATTGATCCGGACGAGCTTAAGGTTTGTGCGGGATTCGATCTCTGTCAGCCCTGTGCAGCCGAGCTTCAGATTCGTATTAAGGCGTTCGTGGAGGAACTGAAGACACCGGAACGACCGGGAACTGAAGACACAGTTGAGCTGGCTGAGAATCCTCCAGCAGAGCCGATACCAGTATCAGAGCCTCCGATTCAACACGAGACCGTGCCAGAGAAGTATGGCGGCTTTCTGCATCTTAAATGTTCTGGGTGCGGCGCCACTAAGACCTTTTGTGCGAAGAAGCCTATGAGTGTGTACCACTGCTATGACTGCGGCACGGACACAGATCTTACAAACAACCTGACTCCAGTATATGCAAACTGTGAGTGTGGAAAAAGAGCGCGGTATATGACGAACGTGACCGAATGGGGCTTCGACCTTGCTTGTGTGGTCTGTGGTGCACCGGTAGCCGTCGAATATCGGCCGGGCATCAACCAGTACCAGACCTGCGGAAAGTCGTTTGTGAAGTCGCGTAAGCGGAAGAAGTAAGGTGCAATGCGATGAATCGTCAACAGCGCCGCATCAAAGCTATGCAGACGTACTGGCACGGCAGCGTGAGGCTCGCGAGGCGGTAGAAGTTAGCACCGCGAGAGCGCTCATAAAAAAGATACCCCGCACAAGGCGAGGTATCAAGCCAAGAGACATAGTTACTTTTGCTTGCTGCGTGCTTCGAGTTCTTTCTGCTCTTCTCTGACGCATTTGGGGCAGGCGGGATTCCCATTATCAAGTGTTTCATACTCAGACGCAGGGAACATTTTGCCGCAAACAGGGCACTGCATCAATTCATCCATGGTAATACCTCCTCGTTTTTTGTTCTAATAATTATAATTCTTTTTTTGAAACGTGTAAAGGAAAAAATGAAATGCGAGTAATCTACAAAGTGCTCGGCGGCAAGCCGGAGGTCCGGGATATACCCAATACCCTTGAGGAACTACAGGCTAGCATTGGCGGCTATATAGAGGCGTGTACGTTCGCTACAAACGCCACCGTCATCTGCAACGAGGTTGGAGTACTTCGATTAAATTGATTGAAACCCAACAGATGCGAGCCCGAAACAGCCTAATTTTGGCCCTGCAATGTGTTACATGACCTGTTGGGTGTAAAGCCGGTATTGGCAAAGCTTTGCGGAACGTAAAACCGGTATTTTTTATGCATGGTCTGACTACTATGCCAACCCAGCAGATGGGCGTCAAAATTTGAGTGCACCGGCAACGGCGCACGAGAATTTTGACGTCCCACAGGAAGAGAGAAAAGTAACTTTTTCGAGTGTTTGAACATGTCCGATTTTAGAGTTTTTTTGAGATGCAAAAAGGGGATACTCGTTGACAACTCTCAAACCGTTGGGAACGCTACGTTTTTTCTGCTTGCGCGTGCAAGTTTTTTACCCAAGCTATAGACACCTACGGTAAAATGGCGTTCCGTAATTCAGTAATTATAAAACTTTTGAGGAGAGGAAAAGAAATGGTGCTTGAAGCTATGCAGTACTCGGCGGCAGTATTGTGGGTCATTGCCGCACTACTATGGATCCGCAATCAGGTCCGTATAAAAAGGGCTATCACAGAACTGAATCGTGAGGTCTCAAAGCTAAAGGAGTCTGACAATGACCAGCCAGGA